GCAAGATAGACGATCGTAATGCATGGGCTTTGGCTAACCCCTCTTTGGGATACACCATCACAGAAGAAGCGATTGAAGAAGCGATTGCTACTTCACCGATTGAGAACACGCGTACTGAAACTCTTTGCCAATGGATCGATTCGTTAAGTAGTCCTTGGCCTCATGGAATCTTAGAGGACACATCCGATAGCACGCTTGAAATGGCTGCTGGGGCTTATACTGTATTCGGTTTCGATGTCAGTCCGTCACGCAGGAACGGATCATTAGTCGCTGGACAACTTCTTCCAGATGGACGGATTGGCATTGGAATCCTAGAGACTTACAGCTCTCAGGTTGCTATCGATGAGTTAAAGATGGCAGCAAGTATAAAGGCTTGGTGTGACATTTATAAGCCACGGCTAGTCTGTTTTGATAAGTACGCTACCCAAACTATTGCAGATCGCTTGGCTAATGCTGGAGTTATGGTCGAGGATGTTTCGGGTCAGCAATTTTACAAGGCCTGCGGTGACTTGCTGGAAGGCTTAGTCAATCATCGAGTAGTCCACAATGGACAGACAGAATTAATCCAGCAGATGAATAACTGCGCAGCCAAGGTCAATGACTCAGCCTGGAGAATCATCAAACGCAAATCGGCCGGTGATATCTCAGCGCCTATTGGCATTGCCATGGCAGTTAGCAAGTTAATGATCCCTCAGCCTAAGCCGCAGATTTATACCTAGACACACCCTATGTAATATGTCAAATGCTTGACATGTGCTACCATTTATGTCTATGGGTAAACTATTGCAGGCATTTGGGCTAGAGGCTAAGACACAATTACAAGCTCAGGCCGCTCCGCAGGTTCTCGGTGAGTATTCACCTTATGCAATGCCGTTTCAGACTGCATACATTGGCAGAACAGAAGCGATGTCAGTACCCGCACTTATGCGTTGCCGCAATTTACTTGCTGGCACAATCGGTGCGATTCCATTAGAGCTTTACAGAAAATCTACTAATGAAGAATTAGGTTCACCTGCATGGTTAGAACAGCCTTCATATTCACAGCCACGATCAGTAACTATTGCGTGGACGGTGGACTCGCTTCTGCTATATGGGCAGGCCTTTTGGAAAGTGGTCGAAGTTTATCAGGAAGATGGCAGGCCCGCTCGGTTCGAATGGATCGCTAACAACCGAGTAACAATTACTTTAGATAGCACAAATACTTTTGTTAGATCTTATGCAGTCGATGGCACAACATTACCAATGGACGGTCTTGGATCTCTTGTTACATTCCAATCATTAAGTGATGGGATTCTAAACACCGGTGCTTCTACAATTCGTGCAGCCATCGATGTTCAGAAGGCAGCAGCAATCGCAGCAGCTACCCCAATGGCAACTGGTTACATCAAGAACACAGGCGCAGATCTAGATCCTAAAGAGGTTTCCGGACTTCTTGCTGCATGGCGTAATGCTCGCAACAATCGCTCAACTGCATACCTAACATCTACTCTTGAATACACTCCAGTCTCATTCTCACCTAAAGACATGATGTACGGAGAAGCAATCTTTAATCTTGCTACCGAAATTGCTCGTCTATGCAATGTGCCTGCTTACTATGTTTCAGCAGATCAGAATAACTCTATGACTTATGCGAATGTTCAAGATGAGCGCAAGCAATTCTTAACATTATCTTTGCAGCCATTTATTACTGCGATTGAAGATCGCCTATCTATGGATGATATTACTGCGCGTGGCAATGTAGTGAAGTTTGATATTGATAAGAACTTCTTGCGTACTGATCCACTTCAAGAATTGGCAGTCATTGAAAAACTGCTAACGCTTAACCTGATTACCCCAGAGCAAGCGATGGAAATGACTGATCTAACACCTAACGGAAATAATGGTCTAGTATGAATCAAGTAATTACCTTCTCAGCTGATCTCACAGCAGACTCAGCAAATCGAACAGTATCAGGCAAGATTGTGCCACTCAATGTTGAAGCAGGATCAACCAACATGGGCAAAGTTATCTTTGAGTCAGGATCAATCGCTATCGAAGATCCTAAGTCCATCAAACTTCTAAGTCAGCATGACAATAAGAAACCTTTAGGTCGCATGGTCTCATTTAGCGAGTCAGAAAATTCTATCGATGCTGTATTTTCTATCAGTCGCTCACAGCGCGGCACAGAGGCTCTGATCCTTGCAGAAGAAGGATTGCAAAGCGGTCTGTCAATCGGGGCGGAAGTCCTAAAGTCAAAGATCAAGGATGGCGTGACATATGTATCCGCTGCTCGCTTGGTCGAAGTAAGTTTAGTAACGGAGCCAGCATTCAAGTCTGCTCAGGTTACTGATATTGCGGCAGAAGAATCTGTCGTAGAAGAAACAATCCAACCAACAGAAAGCGAGACAGCCACCGTGGAAGAAACCACTCCAGCAGTCGAAGCAACACCAGTTGAAGCACCAGCGGTTGAAGCTGCTCGCCCAACTGTATCAGCAGCATATTACACAAAGCCACGCATTGAATTGACAGCGGCTAAGTATGCTGAAAACTCAATCCGCGCAGCTCTAGGTGATGAGTCAGCTCGTCAATACCTACTAGCAGCAGATAACACAACAGACAACGCAGGACTTGTTCCAACACGTCAGTTGTCAGAAGTTATTAATCCACTCGGTACAACTATTCGCCCATCAATCGAAGCAATCTCACGCGGAGTGCTTCCAGATGCAGGTATGACTTTTGAGATCCCAAAGATCACAGTAATGCCAACAGTTGCAGAGACAAACGAAGATGCAGCATTTAACGAGACAGATCAGAACTCAGCGTTCTTGTCAGTATCAGTTAAGAAGTATGCAGGACAGCAAACATTCTCTGTTGAATTGCTAGATCGTACATCTCCAGCATTCTTTGATGAGTTAGTACGCAACATGGCAGCAGCTTATGCAAAGGCAACAGATGCAGCAGTAAATGCAGCATTGATCGCTGGAGCAACAGCAGATGCAACAACTACAACAACATACCCAACAGCAGCAGAGTTGCTAGGGATTGTTGCTCGCGGTTCAGCATCTGTCTACAACGCAACACTAGGTCTTGCAAACCCATTTGCTCGCAACATGATTGTGAATACTAGCCAATGGAGCAACATCATGACTTTGGCGGATAACGGCCGTCCAATTTACAACGCATCACAGCCAATGAACGCTGGCGGTGTTGCAACACCTACATCACTTCAAGGCAACGTTGCAGGTCTCAACTTGTTCGTTACACCAAACACAGCAGCTGGAACGGACACAGATGGATCAATCCTTATTGTGAATCCAGATGCTTACACATGGTACGAGTCACCAACATACCGCCTACGCGCAGAATCAACTGCGTCAGGTTCAGTAACAATCGGCTACTACGGCTTTGGAGCAATCGCTACTAAGGTCGGAGCAGGCGCATTTAAGAACAACAAGGCGTAACAAACTCACTAAGTCGCTCTGGGGAGTAGTAGCCCTCTACTCCCCAGAGTCTTTAGAAAGGACATCATGGCACTTACAACAGTCGCAGAGCTACGCTCTACTCTTGGTGTTGGCACTTTGTATAGCGACAGCGTACTTCAAGAAGTATGCGATGCTACGGATGCCGTCCTTTTGCCTATGTTATGGGCTCCAAAATGGTTTACAGTTGCACATGAAAACACAGTAGGTTCAGGTACTTTATATTTTAATGACAATGTTCGCGAGACTTTCTATGTAGGTCAAAGCGTAACTATTGCCAATTCAGGCAGCCTATACAATGGCACTAAGACAATCACAGCCGTTAATGGTTTTTCAATCACCGTCACAACTACTCACACGACTGCTCAGGGTTATCATCCTATTTATCCTTATGGATCAGTATCGACCACGACTTACACAGACTGGACTACCGATATGGCAATCCAGCAAGCAGCTCTCATGATATCTGTCGAGATCTGGCAAGCGCGTACTGCAACCCTTTCAGGTAGTAACGCTGTCGATTTCCAGCCAAGCCCTTACCGAATGAGCGCACAGCTTCTCGCTAAGGTGCGAGGATTGATCGCTCACGCACTTGATCCGCGTTCGATGGTGGGATAATGCCCGTTGCCGTCACTACTCTTAGAACCACATTAGCCACCGCTCTAGTCGATAACGCTAAGTGGCAAACCTTTGCCTTTCCACCTGCGACAGTTCTTGCTAACTCTGTCATTGTGTCACCGGACGATCCGTATTTGACACCAAGCAACAATCAGCACATCACTATCAGCCCAATGGCTAACTTTAAGGTTATTATGACTGTGCCATTGTTTGACAATGAAGGAAATCTTAACGGCATTGAAGATACTGTTTGTAGCGTGTTCGCAAAGCTCGCAGCATCATCTTTGACCTATAATGTAAGTGCGATAAGCGCACCAAGTATTCTCAATGCTGCATCAGGCGATCTGCTCAGCTGCGAGATGTCCGTATCAATCCTTACGAGTTGGAGCTAAAATGTCCGAGTGGGAAAAAGAGAACGAAGCCTTCCTGATCAAGATCGGGCAGGTAGCACCATCATCAACAAAGCCAGTAACTACTAAGAAGGACGAGGAATAATCTCATGGCTGTATTTCTAAATAACAATGTAGGTGTGAAGATTAACTCAGTCGATCTTTCAGACCATGTAACAGCAGTAACAATTAACCGCGTATTTGATGAGCTAGAAGTAACCGCTATGGGTGACTCATCTCACAAGTTCGTTAAGGGCTTGGAAGCATCATCAGTAACAATCGATTTCCTAAACGACACAGCATCAGCAAATGTTCTTGCAACATTGCAAGCTGCATGGGGAACAACTGTTACAGCAGTATTCTTACAAACAAAGGGAACAGCAGTCTCAGCGACTAACCCTCTGTACACAGTTTCATTGCTAGTCAATAACACAACAGACATCAATGGTGCTGTTGGAGATATTGGCACACAATCAATCACATTTACTGCTAACTCAACAATCGCAGTATCATCTACAGGTACATTCTAAAAAACTAACAAAGGGGCAAACTCATGGCAAAACTAAAGATCGTTCGTAATGATGGAAGCGTATTGGAAGGCGAGATCACTCCAGCCGTGGAGTACTCGTTCGAGCAGTACGCAAAAAAGGGCTTCCATAAGGCGTTCCGCGATGAAGAAAAGCAGAGCGATGTCTATTGGTTAGCATGGGAAGTAACACGCAGATCAGGTGAATCTGTTAAGCCTTTCGGTATGGATTTCATCGAAACACTTAAAAGTGTTGAGGTGCTTGATTCAGACCCTTTAGCTTAAAGCGCGATCTTCCGTTCACCTACCTTATCGCTAGGCTAAGCATAAGGTTAGGGATCGCGCCTCAACATTTATTAGAGTTAGACAAAGTAATGCTTGAAGCATTACTACAAGGTCTTAAAGATGAAGCAAAGGAGTCACAAGATGCCAGTCGAGTTCGCAGGCGTTAATGAGCTCCGTAAAGCCTTAAAGGATTATGCTCCAGATTTAGATAAAGCTCTAAAAAAAGAATTGACATCATTAGCAAAGCCTATAGTCAATAAGGCTAGAGGTTACGCTCCAGCACTTCCGCCTTTAAGTAATTGGGGTCGTGAAGGCGGTCGTTTCCCTTCTTACAATGGTGCATTAGTTAAACGCGGTATTCGGTTTAGCACATCAAAATCAAAAAAGAATACCCGAGGTTTTTCTTCAAGCGTTCGTATTGTGAACGCAACTGCCGCAGGTGCTATCTATGAAACAGCAGGTCGTAAGAGTCCATTTGGTCAGCCATGGGTAGGCCCTAAAGGCCCAGCAGGTAAAAAGTATTCGCATTCTATTAACAAATATGCAGGTCGTGACTTTATTGCTGCTATGGATGGCGAGATGAAAGGCAGGGGCGAGGATAAAGGTCGTCTGATCTATCGCGCTTGGGCAGAAGACGAAGGCAAAACTCAGGATGCCATGATTAAAGCAATCCTCAAAACCAATGCTTTGTTTCAGTCTAAGACGGGCGGAGCAATTACACGCGGTGTTAGGAAGGTTGCATAATGGCTACACAGTCAAATATCGACATTAAGATTATTGCTGAGTTCTTAGGCAAGAATGCATTTAAGCAAGCAGACACAGCGGCTACAAAACTTAACAACACAGTCAAGTCTCTAGGTCAATCTTTCGGTATTGCTTTTGGTGGCGCGGCTTTAGGCTATGCGATTAAGACCACGATTAGAGATTTTGCAGATGCACAACGAGAAACGCAACAACTTACTAACACAGTCAAAAATCTAGGTCTAGCCTTTGCAGCTCCGGAAGTCGATGCTTATGTGCAAAAAATTGGCGCACTTTATGGTGTGACAGGCGATCAGGCTGTTCCAGCAATGCAGGCATTATTAACTGCAACTGGTTCAGTAGCTCGATCAACCAAGATTATGAATGTTGCGCTTGACCTAGCAGCAGCTCGTAATGCCGATGTAGCATCGGTGGCTAATGATCTTGCTAATGCTTATGTGGGAAACACACGGGGATTAAATCAATACAGATTGGGCTTGACAAAAGCTGAATTGGCGGCGATGTCATTCGATGAGATTTTAGAGACAATCGCAAGCCAGACATTAGGATCAGCCGATGAAGCTGCAAAGACTCTTAGCGGACAACTGGCTATTCTTGCAGAAGTAAGCAATCAAGCTAAAGAGCGTATTGGTGGTGGCTTAGTCGATGCCCTTGCCGCTTTCTCCGGAGAAAAAGGCGGAGCAGGCGCAGCTAAAACTATTGAAAATTTATCTATTAAATTAACTGAAGCAATTAAAGGTTTCGGTTATCTTGTTAGTGAAGTTAAGATCGCGCAACCTATTTTAATTACTGCCGGAGCTTTAATCTTCGCTGCATGGTCTCCATGGTTAGCAGGTATCGCAGCAGCAGCATTAGCCATTGGTGCAATCGGTAATGCTTTAAGAAATAGAAGACCACAAACACCTACAAACACAGGCCCGTTGTTCTTTCCTGGTTCTGGCGATGGTGGCTATGCAGAACGAGAAGCAGCTCGCAAAAAAGCAGAAGCAGATGCAGCTAAGCGAGCAAAGGTACTAGCAGACTTAACCAAGAAAAATGTCAAGGCTTCTCAGGATCAGTTAAAGATCGCAAAAGCCAAGGCAATCTTTGACATCCAGAAGATCCAGATTGAAGCAGCTCTAAAGGGCAAGATCAGCGAAGAAGAAAGAATTCGCTTGATGTTGCTGAAAGCGATTCAAGAAGAAAACATTGATGACATTGAAAAGTACACCAAGATGCTCAACGCTGTTCAAGGCAAGGTAGAGGCACTTCAAGAAACCTTGGCTGAGGTTTACGCCATGGATGCAGGCAATCCTTTTATCTCATGGGAGATTGGCCTTGATGGCGTTCAGCGCGCAATCATTGAGATCAATGAGCAATCAATCGCTTTAACTGACAGTATTGCTCAAAATTCATTGGCCATGGGTCTACTGGGTGGAGCTAATTTCGCTGATGCTTTGCGAGGTGCTAACTATGCAGCCCAAGCTGCTGAATGGGCAAAAAGGTTTGGAATCGTTCCAAATCCAATCATTCCACCCACACCAGTTATACCACCGAATCCAACCATTCCAACAAACCCAACAAACCCAACTACAGTTGTAGAAGTCGTAGTGCAAGGCACAGTTATTTCACAACAGGAATTGCAACAGGCTATCGTAGATGCAGTTAATAACTCAGGGCTTACAGGCAATCAGCTAATTACTGGAGTGCCGGAACGACAAGTGGCTATCTAATGGCTTTACCTGCAACCATCGGAGTAACCATCAATTTTAGTGATGGCCCTACTTACGGCTATCCTTTTACTATTGGCGATCCTGTCAAAGGTATTCTTGGTGTTTCAGAGCTAGCAGGTTCTAACGCAGCTGCATTGATTATCGATTACTCAGCACAGACTACACAGGTTGCAATTAGACGTGGTCGTGACTTGATGACTGATACCTATAATGCTGGCACGGCATCGGTTAAGATCTTAGATCCTAATGGTGACTTTAACCCACAAAATACAAGTTCCCCGATTTATGGCTATCTAAAGCCTTTGCGCAAAATCCAAATTACTGCTACCTATTCGGGTACTTCTTACTATTTATTTTCAGGGTATACATCTGAGTACCGATACACCTACCCAACAGGCCAGGAAATT